GTTATAAATGTTATTCCCTAAAATGGAGCGGTCTCATCGAATCCTGATTAATAACGAGCTAAGCTAATTCATTTTAGTATGTGTATATCTTTACCCTCTGAATATGCAATAAAGAAGAGATATTAAACAATATGTAGCTTCAGGATTGACTCTGGAAGAATTAAAAGATCGACTAAAGTGTTCAATATGTGGTGAGCGAAACGCAAAAATTAATTTTTTTTGATCTAACATATTAGGTAACGGCTTGCTTCCATAACCTAAAGCAAGCCACTACGCGTTTACTTTAAGTACACAATTAACATATCAGAACAGATTATTTTTGCACAATCAGGGAGTTAATATACGATCTGGTCTACATGATCACCAAAATCATCATCGTCGTCGTCATCATCGCCACCATCTACTGCTGGCCAATCAACAAACCAGCCAGCGTAAAGATGCAGCGTTCGGAGAACATCACTTGCGGGAGCATCAAGGGTGTTAACGAATCCCATATAGCTATTGGGATTTGCCCCAGCTATGGCTTCAGCGATCATGTCCTCGGTAATGTCACCGGAGATAATGCTTAAACGCCCGGAAACTTCTTCATTATCATCAAATTCGATAATGGCATCTCCGCCTAATGGCGCTGCGATTTTAATCTGCATTATTTAGCTCCTTTGCCACACCTAATAACAGTTCCAGCAATCCGTCACCATTCATCAGTGATGCGGCAGCGGCCTCTTTGTCATGATACAACTGAAGAGCCATAGAGAATACTTCCGTTGCTGACGTTTTGGAAATAGTCGGTGATTTCTGCCGAATTTTCCCGGTGTTACTTACTGAGGCTGGCGGGTATACCTTCGCCATATAAATATTACTCAATCGAGATCTGAAGCACCATTCAGGCTTGCCACGCCCACCGATATTAACGAAAGATGGCTTATCCCCTTCAACATTGGCCTTCAGGAATGACCGGGCTTTCTCTAACAAACCAGGGTTACTGTACTCAAGATGATGACCCAGCTCGTGCCACAGTGCACTTGCATTTTCATCGTTCAAATTGACAGCAACAACACCATTAAGATTTGCATATGCCCTTCCCTGGTGGTGAACCACCTTTGATAAGGTCGAAATTTTACCGCCGGTCAGGCGATAAATATCAGCAAGTTCCTTGCGCAGGTCTATCCCACCATTCTGTCCAGCGCGGGCTTCTTCCACTTCTTCCGTGATAAAAGAGTCGGCCCACTCAAGAGCTTTTTCTTCAGATACGGATGAGTTTGCGATCGCACTGTTCATGGCAGATAACACTTTCTCGTGGACCGAACCCATTCTTCGCTGATTCATTTGCCAGCGTGTCTGCGGGTTATATGAGAATCGCTTAAGTAGTTGGTCAAGCTGCTCAAGTTCTTCTTCACTGACATACCTTTTAGCCTCACCAATAATGCCAGGGAGAATATTGCCGTTAGGATTAAACGCTCGCGAAAGGAAGAGTTTCAGCGCCCCCATGCCCTCCGATGCTTCAATATCACCAATAACCCGGTTAACAATGGCCGCACTCTTCGGATTAGCATCCGCCAACGCTCTGGCTACAATTTGCAGGGACGATACGACCTCACGCTGCATATCAGTCCTGATCTCATCAATAAACTCTGGCGTTATGCCGTGCTCTTTAAGGATATCCCTGCCTTCCGCCGTTACCCCATCGATATCACCGACATGTTTATTAACCCGACTTTGCAATGCCTTAAATGCCTTCAGAATTCCACGGGCATCATCCGCTTTAATAACGGCCTTCCTGAATGCTGGCAAGAAGTCTGAGTTAACCTCATTTTGTTGATCGGCCCACTGAATGGAGGCTTCTTTCATCTCGTCCAGAGTCAGATCACCCAACGCGGTATGGTCTGTGAATATGAGCGACAACCTCTGAACCATTTCTGCCAATGGTGATGCCGAATGCGCCGCGCTAAGGAATGCTTTCACCCTGGTTGGGCGAATGGAAAACCAGTCAATAGCTGGTGGCATATCTCCGTTTTTTATCGCCTGCGCTATCTCGTCAAAGCCATCGCGCCCAAGGGAGGATGCGTGATTTAACAAGCCGCGAAGTAACGAATTGCTGATACCGAATAATCGGCACCATTTATTCACGTCGGCAACAGGCATTCGAACAAAATGCGCAAGCACTTGTACAAGCTGTTCATCCTGGGGATCTGTTCGGGAAAGCAGCCTGATCAGATGAATAATGTCTTTGATGCCGGATGCCCGATGTAATAGCAAGCTGGTATATGGCGCAACACCGTTGTATCCGCTGCTGGTGGCCATAACTATCTGATCGTTTAAACTCATCCCTGTTACGCCTTATACCGCCTCTTTAATGTTGGCGGCTATCCATGCCGCCGTGTGCTGTTTAACCTGGTCCAGGTCGATGTATGTGCCAACATATTGACTTAAGTCCTGCAACGTACCGATAAATGCATCGGTGCTCTGATCGACGAATTTATCAGCCAGGAAATCAGCAACCAGTTTTGGCACACCATCATGCACCGAAGGTTGTTTTTCCTCGCCACTACCGCTGCCGGATGCGCCGTACCCCATCTGTTGCATGATCTGGTCAATTTCATCGCTGATATCCAGCAACTCCATGCCACTCGCGGTCGCCGCTTTGGACATCAGAGCATCCAACTTATCGCTGAGATCCATTAACTCAATAGCTGATAGTGTCATGCCACTACCCCCGCTTTCTGGATTGCTACCAGCAGATCAGCCAGGTGGCGAGCAGCGCCATTAACCAGCTCTTCGTTTTCCTCAAAACGCCCGGCAGCCTGAAGGGCTGCAATCGCTTCCCGGACATTACCCCGGGCATTACGGATCTCCGCCATGTCAGTGCTTTGCATATCCATCACGCTATTGAGATATTCAATGGCTTTATTAGCCTCTGCATCTGCTTCGCTAACCGTTTCATCAGGCTGTGCCGGGGCCGGTTCTGGCTGAGTAATCTCACCGACTTCGGCCTGCAATGCATTGATCATGCTCTGCACCATTTTCTCGGTGCCAGCGCCCCCCGGAAACGCAATATTGGGGAAAGTTTTTTGAAACTGAGTTTTCAGCATTACGCGGAACTCGTCTGGTGAGCTGGTGGCCAGCTCCAGAGCTTTTTGTGCATATTTGCCAAACGGACCATTAGTAAGTGTCTTCGCCAGGAAGTCGAAAGAATCCTCGCGAGGCAATAACTTCAGGTCGTACTCACTCATTTGCTGATCAGAAAGCGGGGTATCGTAAGTAACAATGCCGTAGCGCGCGTATTCATAATACGGGTCACCTTTATCAGGGCGCGGCAGAATTGCTTTGTTACCTTCAGGTATCGCGCCAGGGGCCGCCGGACGCATTTGCAGGGCATATCGATATGCGCCTACAGAGACTTCTGGTTCAGGCGAAGAGCTGCCGGTATCCTCCACTGGTTCAGGTTCGACGTTTTCCGGTTTAGGTTCTTCTGGTTGGACCAGATATTCCGATACATTACCCGCTTTATAGGCTTTAAACAGCTTGCCGATCGCATCTGTCATGTCCACACCCTGTATGGATTTAGCCTTGATCATGTACACGCTGCCATCCGGATCGGTTAACTGGATATACCCTTCGCCGTCCCCAATGAATTGCTTCATTAATGCACCATTACTGAGCGTCGCTTCCCCGTCCATATGCATACGATTTTTGATACTGGCAAGGCGATCCGTCAGCGCGAGAGAGTGCCCACCAGTCATCCCCGCTGGAGCAATGGTATCGCGCCCACCAGTGCGATTGAGCTGATCAATCTCCGCCTGCAAACGCTCATTTTCTTGATAAAGAGAATCCGCTTCCGAAGCAACTGCGTTAATTTTCTGCTCCAGATCTGCCTTCTGGCCTTCTACCGCTGCCACCTGATCCGCGAGGTCGCTCATGGCATCCTCTTTCTGGTCACTGTCAGCCTGTAGTTGGGTTATTTCATCAACCAGGGCTTTTTTCTTCTTCTGCGCACGCTGGAATTTTGCCGAGTTTTTCTCTGCAAGGTTGGCAAGTTTCATGGTGACCTGCGCCAGCGTCATATCACGTCCACTCATCGGAGCAACGGTGTGAGTAACGTCTTTTTTATTCAGTAAGAACTGGAAAGCAACCAGCGTATCGCTATTGGTGATCCGGTTTTCCGCTGTCGGGCTATGAAACAGAATGCTGATAGTCTGACCATCACTGAGCGGGATAATGGCTGGCAGGACCGGCAGCCCGTTAACGTTACGTGCCCGGCCAATTTCAGCGCCGCCGATCGCTCGCGCGCCGCTCTGGGCCACATCCCCCGTTTTATCACTCCCCGCAGAGATTCCGGTACCATTCAGCTTCTGGTTCAATGCCCGGACAAATGCCTGCATGGTCCGGTGTAACTGCAAACGAGTAGAACTAATCGCCTCCAGTAAATCCGTAGCACACCAGTGGATCGGCGTGTCATAGAAGAACGTAGCCTCGATTTCCTCCAGGGTGTTGGATTCCGTCATCAGATAGCGGTCCTCTCCGGCCATTAATGCGCGATATTCATCATCAGTCACTGGCGGGGGAAGTACGTCAAGCCCAGGCTTGATCGTCACCCCTTTATTGATATTGAACTGTTCCATGTTAATTTCCTGCTTTCAGTTGCTTAAGACGACGTTTGAGTTCGCCATTCCGTGCCTTTTCGTTATTGAGTCGGCCCGTCTCCGTATCCAGCTTCGCCCGCAAATCAGTGATCTGCTGTTGATTGAAAGACACCGAATTCTGCGCGGACTTATAAGCGGCAACCACCTGAGCATTCCGCTGTTTTGCCTCTTGCAGGCGCTGAAAGTTGGATTTTACTGCCGGTTTCTTGTCTACCGGATTGGCAACACGTTTCGCTTTGGCGATCAGTGATTTCTGGAATTTTGCGGAGTTTTTGCTGGCCGCTTGCCCCATGACGGTACCAAGCGTCTTGATATCCGGCGACTGAGCGTTAGGAATAGCTTTTCCATTCAGCTTCACAGACGATATATCGCCAGTATCGTTTACCTGTATGGCAAGAATTTGTCCGTCGTTAAGAACCAGCTTTGCGGTTTTAACTTTAACGCCATCTTTCGTTGTTGCGCGGTTGCTGGAGTCAACCTCAATTACCGTAACCCCGGTTTTATTGATCGCCGCGATAAGGGATTTCAGCCCCTTTTCATTAACCTGGTCAAAATCGACCGTTGCATACTTATTTTTCGTCATCTGACACATCCTGTGCGAGATTTATTACGTAACTTCTGCGGATTTGCTGAGTAACAGGGAAAATCCGATACAACGGGTTAATGAACGAGTCGCCATGCGTAACCATGACGTTGAAATGCCACAGTCGCTCTCCTTTACCCATATATTCAGTGGGTATGTACAACCATTCACTGTTTTCGCCCTGTTCAGCCGACGTCAGACAACGTTGTTCGCCTTCAATCACTGTCGTCGGCTTCTGAACATCGCGGATCCAATATCTGACCGTTGCGCCGCGCAAAAACGGGAATTTAGACCGGTATTTGAACGGCACCCGGATGAAACCCGGTTTAATTTCCACATCACCAAGTTCTAAGTGCGTGATGTCCTTGCGTTTTAGCAAATAGCGATCGGCTAAGGCTAACGCAAGAACGCATACACCCCAGCCAATCATTTCCCGCCTCCCTTTTTCACCAAACTTGTAAGAACATTCAGAATGCTATCGATATTCACTCGTTTCATCCCTGAAATCACCTCATGACCGTTATTGCTGGCTATCGTTACCATTAAGTACGTAATTGATAACTCCCAGCCCTCGTGTTGCCCCAATAGGTACGCCACCGCGCCAGCTGTCACTGCAACAAAGATCTCCGTAACCAATCCTAACAAATTGCCAGACTGGCGACCGTCTCGGACATCCATCAGGAACGTGCCTATCCCACCAATTACTGAAAGCAGGAGCGCAATAGCAACTGGAGCTAATTCCTGTGTGTCAAGCACAAGTTCCCTCCTACGTTGTCAGGAGGTAATGGTATGCAAAGTAACTTCTCAACCGGTCATTTGTTGCTTAAGAGGCATTTCTATTGAGGTGCGAATCGATAATCCTTTGTAACTTTTCAAGAATGAGCCTGTTATTGATGCTGCAAATAATAGTCACGCAATTCTGAAGACTTTCATCCATACCCTTATATTCCGCGAAATACATGCCTATAAAGCCTGCAAGTACGGCAGCAATACACTCGGCCATCAATTGCCTGCATGACGCTTCGTAACGTTTTTCACGAACCCCATTCAGAAACGAATGCACCCCGCCAAGGATGGAGAGGAGCATTATTGTGAAATCACACATAACTATTTCCTTAATAGTGAATTAAATATCATTGGGAAACGGTATGTACTTTGTGATTTCCACACATACTGGTTTTTGTTAATTAAAATCCGCAGCTTGCTATAAATAACGATAGTGAGCAGAAAATATGCTAATAGGCTATGTACGCGTATCAACAAATGAACAAAACACTGCTTTACAACGAAATGCCCTTGAAAGCGCAGGATGTGAGCTAATTTTTGAGGATAAGGCGAGCGGCAAAAAGGCTGAACGCCCTGGGCTAAGAAAGGTTTTGCGTATGCTTTCCAGAGGTGACACCCTGGTCGTATGGAAGTTAGATCGTCTTGGGCGCAGCATGCGTCACTTGGTTGTGCTGGTGGAGGAGCTGCGTGACAGAGGAATTAACTTCCGGAGTCTCACTGACTCCATCGACACCAGTACACCAATGGGGCGCTTTTTCTTTCACGTAATGGGGGCGCTGGCAGAAATGGAACGTGAGCTTATCGTTGAACGTACACGCGCTGGACTTGATGCAGCTCGCGCAGAAGGTCGAATAGGAGGCCGTCGGCCTAAATACCAAGAAGAAACATGGCAGCAAATGCGTCGATTGCTGGAGAATGGCATCCCCCGTAAGCAGGTTGCAATCATCTATGATGTTGCTGTTTCCACGCTTTATAAAAAGTTTCCTGCGTCATCATTTCAATCCTAAACCTTGGTTTAAGAGAACTCGGTACCAGCGGTGAAAAGATCCCCCTGTTGAGCACGGCTAACACATGGAGTGCGCGCCAGACTTTCAACGGCGGGATCACCGGGGCGCTGACAGGGAACGCCGACACCGCGACGAAATTAAAAACAGCCATAAACATTAATGGCGTCAGGTTCGATGGTTCGGCTGACATTACGTTGACTCCTAAAGATCTGGACGTTTACAGCAAAAGCGAAATAGACAATAAAAAAGGGATGCGAAAATACACTTTTTCAGCGCCTGCAAATGCAGTAAGCGGTAAGTGGTATCCTATAGTCTTTCGCCGATCTGGAGGCAGTACCGATGAATTAGCCTCACGAGTTGTGATAACTACTTATTCCTCAGCTGGCGGATACGCCATGAATAATTGTGAATTTAATGGGTTTGTTATGCCTGGCGGTTGGTCTGATCGCGGTTCATATGCGGCTGGTTTTTTCTCAATATATTCTACTGCTGAGCGAGCTATACACTCGATTATTTCAAGTGTGAAAGATGACGATTTGTGTAGTGTATTTTACGTTGAAGCCAGAGCATTTCCTATCAAGATATTTGCTGAGGAGGGCTTGAACGTAATTGTTCCAACTACTGACTATACCGTTGGTCAAGCCACCTATAAGTGGGGGGCCACAGATCCAGTAGCAGAAAGTACAAATACTCAAACCATTCTGGATTTTAAAAATGGACGTGGTTATTACTGCTCACATCAGTTTGTTTCAAGCCTTTCAGGAAATGCAGCAACAGCAACGAAATTAGCAAGTTCAATAAACATAGGTGGTGTATCCTTTGATGGTTCAGCCGATATAGATTTGCCTGGTGTGAATACAAAAGGTAATCAAGACACTACCGGTAATGCAGCGACAGCGACCAAGTTGCAGACAGCATGTACTATCAACGGCGTCTCGTTTGATGGTTCTAAAGATATTGAACTTAACCCACGGTCTATAGGCACGATCAACTCCACAACAATGTCTTTTAGTGGTGGTGCTGGATGGTTCAAGCTGGCAACTGTAACAATGCCACAAGCCAGTTCCGTGGTTTACATAAACCTGATTGGTGGCGCAGGGTATAACGTTGGCTCCCCGCAGCAAGCAGGCATCTCTGAGCTGGTTCTGCGTGCAGGAAATGGAAATCCAAAAGGTATTACTGGTGCATTATGGCGACGGACCTCGGTTGGATTTACTAATTTTGCATGGGTGAATACATCCGGTGATACCTATGACATTTATGTAGAAATAGGTAATTACGCCACAGGTGTTAATATCCAGTGGGATTATACAAAGGATGCAACTGTACAAATTCATACATCACCAACTTATACAGCGAATAAACCAACAGGCCTGACAGATGGAACTGTATATGTAATTTACAGTTCGCACATTAAACCGACTGCTGCTGAGGTTGGGGCATTGTCATTATCTGGCGGTCAATTGAATGGTGCATTGGGTATCGGAACATCCAGTGCTCTTGGCGGTAACTCGATTGTTTTGGGTGATAATGACACGGGCTTTAAACAAAATGGCGACGGTAATCTGGACGTTTATGCTAATAACGTTCATGTTATGCGCTTTGTCTCCGGCAGCATTCAAAGTAATAAAACCATAAATATTACAGGGCGTGTTAACCCCTCGGATTACGGTAACTTTGATTCTCGTTATGTAAGAGACATGCGACTTGGTGGAGCATCTACATATAAACCAGCAAATAACACCTCGACATGGACGCATCAGGCACCATCAGGCTGCGTTTATACTGGCATTATAGTCCAGGATACCGGCTCGAATTCTGCCGATAATATTGGAGGTGTATATTACAGGCCGGTTCAGAAACAGATTAATGGAACATGGTATAACGTGGCACAGGTTTAAATTTATGCAGCATTTGATCAATATAACAGCGGGTAATCCAAAAACAGTTGAGCAATACCAGCTGACGAAACATTTTGATGTCATCTGGTTTTTTACAGAAGACGGTAAAAACTGGTATGAGGAACAAAAGAACTTCCAGGATGACACGATAAAATTAGCGTATGACAAAGATAACATCATCCGCTATGTGGAAAAGGATGTAACAGCTATCAGACCGGATGGATTAAGTGTTGTTGAAGTGCCGGATATTACTGCTAACCGACGTGCCGACATTTCTGGTAACTGGATGTTTAAGGATGGCGCAGTTATTAAACGTATTTATACGGCAGAGGAATTACAGCAGCAGGTAGAAAATCAGAAAGCCAGACTTCTTGCTGATGCTGAATCAGTCATTCAACTACTAGAGCGTGCAGTAAGGCTGAATATGGCAACGGATGAGGACCACAGCCGACTGGAAGCATGGGAACGCTACAGCGTTCTTGTAAGCCGCGTGGATACGGCAAAGCCAGAATGGCCACAAAAACCTGAGTAAAAATAAGGCCCGATAACGGGCCTTTTCTCATTCTGGTTGTTCGGGAAACGTTACTGGCAGGATGGAGGTATCTGTAGATTCTACTTTCTGCGCATATAGCATCCACGCGGTTAATTTCTGTTTATTCTCATCGGAAATGATGCCCAGCCGTAGCTGTGAGTCCCACAGTTGGGTTTTATCCCTGACAAGTTGCAATAGGCTTTGCTTTTCATTTTCAGCTTGTTGCCTCTGTTCTTCCTCGGTATAAGTTCGCTTTATCACTACGCCATCTTTGAACATCCATTTACCAGAAATGTCAGCACGGCGATTTGCAGTAATGTCAGCAACCTCAACCACACTTAAACCTTCTGGATTTATTGTAGATACGTCTTTATTTATAGCCACAATAACTCCATCTGATGTGTAAGCAATTTTTATAGTGTCATCCTGGAAGTTCTTTTGTTCCTCATACCAGTTTTTACCGTCTTCAGAATACAACCAGACAACACCAAATTGTCGCGTCAATTCATATTGTTCAACAGTTTTTGGATTACCTGATCTGATGTTTTTTAAATGCTGCATAATTAAATACTTCCCGCGTTATACCATGTACCATTGATACAATACTGCACCGGCCTTGCCTGAGTTGTATCAATAAGTTCGTCCTTATTTGAGTTAATTGAGGCAGTAACAACATAACCAGATTTATCGTTCCATCCAGGACCATTCCATGTTTGCACAGACGATTTTGTACCTAATCGAATACCTGTAATAAATCGTGAATTACATTCTGCTTTGGTATATGCCCCAACATCTCCCGCAGATGGTTTACGTGTTGTAGTATAAAATTCCGACCAGTCGGCTTCAAAACCATAACCGTCACGCGCAGAACGATAATAAATACCGCCGTTCTTATAATTCACGCGGAACTGAACAGCCGGACAACTACCAGCTCCCATATAAAAATGGAGAATCAACGTAGATGCTCCACCAATATTAGCGTTATAAACCCCGCTAATCGAGTTCCATCCAACAGCTTTGTCATTTCCAACTGTGCTTCCTGTCTGCCCTAAAGCAAATGCAGGTTGCTGGTTTTTTGTGCTGTAGTCGCGCCGCCAGCCTGGGGCGTAATCTGCACCATGGTTTATATAAGTAAATTGCGCATTAGTGGTGCCACCTCCGGTGGAAGTGCTTGGTGTTGTTACACGGATGGTCATGGCACCTTTATTACCCATAACCTCAATAACGCAACCTGCAAGATGAATAGTTCCACAGCCAGTATCGGTTATAATTTTATTATTGCCGTACGACCATGAACATTTGCACATCCAGTATGGGTGATTGAATGCCCCTTGAGAATCCAGCCATTCAATCAATTGTGCCGTTGTCCAGTTCCCTGCACCTGTACTAATAGAACTGTGAAAAGCGCGACATGCACCAATATTTTTAGTGAAGGTATCTTTTCCAGGAATATCCGCGCCATTCTGGTTTTTCTGCAATGATCCAGCGGCTAGTTCTACGGTTTGCTCAAGATTTAAATTTTCAGCCGTTAGCTCAATATTTTTAGAACCATCAAACGAAACACCGTTAATAGTGCGCGCCGTCTGCAATCTGGTCGCCGTAGCAGCATTGCCGGAGGTATCCTGATCCCCTTTGGCATTGACGCCGGGAATTGAATCTTTTGACGTATAGACCTGCGCCCATTCAGACCAGTTGGCAGAATCAGTATCCCGCCGCGAACGGATATGTACGGGCGCATGGGCACCGCTCGTGCCACTCCAGCCAATGAATAACTCACCTTCGCCAGCAGCGGTGGCACCTTTAAGGTGAAGCACATTGCCATAGGGGGAAGGGTAGCCATTGTTGTATGCCTCATACAGCTGAATCCCAGATGTTCCCTGTGCATTCGCCTCCAAGGCCGTTACGCGACCGCGCGATACCAGAGTATTGATATTAATGTCACCAGAACCATCGAACCTGACGCCATTAATGTTTATGGCTGTTTTCAATTTCGTCGCGGTGTCGGCGTTCCCTGTCAGTGCCCCGGTGATCCCGCCGTTGAAAGTCTGGCGCGCACTCCATGTGTTAGCCGTGCTCAACAGGGGGATCTTTTCACCGCTGGTACCGAGTTCTCTTAAACCAAGGTATTGGATAACGGCCAGTGTGCTTGTTTTAGCCAGAATATCGCGACCGACTGACGTTAAATCAGTCTGAGCTACCGTATCCTTACCAGTGAAATAAGGCAGTTTGTTTGCACCAGTCGCAAGGGCAGCGAGAGCGGTTAAAGTTGCATCCAGAGGCTGTTTGCCTGCCAGCGCATTTGTCATTGTTGTCGCAAAGTTCGGGTCATTGCCAAGTGCTGCGGCAAGCTCATTCAGGGTATCAAGAGCTTCTGGTGATGAACCAACCAATGCGGATATGGCAGCTCTTACATAAGCGGTCGTAGCAATCTGCGTGTTATTCGTACCCTGTGCAGCGGTAGGCGCAGTAGGGACACCCGTTAATGCAGGGCTTGCCAAAGGCGCTTTGAGAGCCAAGGCATTGTTGATAGTTGTGCTGTAATTCGGGTCGTTATTGATCGCAGCAGCTATTTCTTTAAGCGTATCCAGTGTGCCAGGCGCACCGTTGATAAGTGCAGTTATAGCTGCCTTAACAAAGGCTGTATTTGCGATCTGCGTGTTATTCGTACCCTGTGCAGCGGTAGGCGCAGTAGGTATTCCCGTTAATGCAGGACTTGCTAAAGGAGCTTTAAGAGCCAGAGCATTGTTGATAGTTGTGCTGAAATTCGGGTCGTTATTGATCGCAGCAGCTATTTCTTTAAGCGTATCCAGTGTGCCAGGTGCACCGTTGATAAGTGCCGTTATAGCTGCCTTAACAAAGGCTGTATTTGCGATCTGCGTGCTATTTGTACCTTGCGCTGCCGTCGGCGCGGTTGGCGTTCCTGTCAGACTCGGGCTTTCTATTGGCGCTTTGGTATCAGCCAGATCTTTTATAGACTTAACAGCTTTAGGGGTAGCCGCCATTGTTTCGCTGTCGCTGTTAGTTGCGCTACTGAGCTGAACTAATCCCTTTTGCGTTGTGCTTGCATCCTGTGCCGTATACTTGCTTTTCGCCAGATCGTAGGCTTTTTTAACTGCCAGCGAACTTGCAGCAACATCACTTCTGGTACTGGTTACAGAGTCTGAAATATCAATGCCGATCGAGCGGTTGATACGCTCGGATGTATCAATCATCTCCTGGGTAATGGCAGATACACTAGCAGGGATATTCACCGTACAAACAAGCAGCTCCCCATCTCCTAACTGATATGAATCGGTATAGGTTCTGGCAACAAATTCAGCCGCATGAATATGTGACGCGGTATTCACCTGGTAGGTATCTTCTCCAAGGAGGTATCTTCCCTTCAGCACAATTGCATATTTCTTGCCTGCACTAAGTGCAAGAGAAATATCCTTACGTTGCTGAATAGTTACCTGGTAAAATTCACCAATATCCACCGACGCCGCGCCTGCGGTTTTATCACCATCCACTGAGGTAATTAACAGGTTCATCCCACCGCCAGGCTTAGGTAAGAAACCGGCATAAAATCCCGGGTCAACAATCCCCCTGAATTTTCGGTTTAGCGCGGCTGACAGATATGGTTCGTGGTATTGCACATCGGCCACCAGAGCCAACGACTCGGATGATGGGTAAGTAACCGATGTAACAACTGTAACGTCATTCATCAAGCATATCCTTATGCTGTAGTCGTGTTTATGGCCATAACTGCGGTATATGTTTTGCCCACATACAGCGAGTCTTCCTGGACACAAATAATGGCGATTGGCTTGTTCTCGTTATCCAGAACAACCAGAGTGTTGAATGGGTAGTTTTTCCCTTCCTGCAACTGGCTTTGATCAAGGTCCATTCGGACAGTAATTATCCCGCCTGAGTAGGTTGGGACGAGGTTGATGGTGCAAAATTGACTGGTCAGTTCTGCCAGTTCGAAAGCCTTTGGCAGTTCTCCAATCTCATAAGTGCCATCTCCTTTCTTAGTAACCAGCGAACTGGTACCGAAAACGGCCTTGCTGATTAAAAATCGAGAGCCTTTGTTAATGGACGATTCAGCGCGCCGCTGATAGTAATAGTCCAACAACTGACTCTTATAGAGGTTTGTTGAGACGTCAGACATGATTTTCCCTAATCAATGTTGTGAAGCCTCATTGTAAGATAAGTAACTTGTCACCCCGCCCTGCGGACGGGGTGATTATCAGGCATCACTATCCAGCAGCAAATCATCTGCGCGGGTGCGATCAAACGTAGGCGTTGCTTTCACAATAGTGCCGCCCGGCGTTGCAGTGATCGGAGCGCTAATCGACGTAACTCCAGTAAGCGAAGTTGTATCCGAAGTTTCAAACCAGCAGTACGCTTTTTCGGTATCAGAAATCTCGTTCAAAGTGATCATGTCGGCGTGTTCATTTACAACAACCGACAAATAGAGCGTAAGCCCATCAAACACTATATGCAGTGGCAGTAGAGGCTTTACGAACTGATTAAACTTTCTGAGAATTTCTTCTGTAATTGCGGACTGATCTATCGTGCCAGTAATCCCCATTGTCCGGGCCAGGTCGTTTATGGGAATACTGATCATCCCTCTGGAAGTCAGAAACATCTCGCCGAATGTGCCGCCGGTAGTCTCCAGTGTGCTTTCAGGTATTAGAACCGTGCCATAGGGATGACGCTCAAGGTCCACCGGTGCATATATCGGATCCCATAAAACAGAAATACCGTTAAATTCGCGGTAAATTGTCTGGTTTATAGGGCGTTCAGTCCCCTTAAAGTGAATCTCATCAAGACGCTGTTGTAACAACATCGGAACGGAAGATGAGTTCGACGTTCTGATAGTAAAGAACTGGCCAAGTTCATTTGTCCTGGTCTCCAGATCCTCCTTGCTCATGGAAAAAATAGACTTCCGGTTGGTAATTCGCTCCAACCATGGGTCAACAAAGGTATCCATCATTGACTGAACCAAATCAGCCAATGATTTATAGAGCAATGACTTTTGCTTAGCTGATGTAAGCCGGTTATTAAACCAGGAACGCTGCATCACTCCTCCTCATACGAAATATTAAAGGTGGAGTTTTCTGTATCCAGATAAACGAAATCGTAAAAGCCGTTGGACTCATTCCACTCGACAAATTCCAGATAAAAGTCGCGGAAATAACCCAGCGTTTCGATAAATGCCCAAACGTCTTTTTTCTTGATTAGGATGTACTTGCCAACACGGTTCGGATCAAAGAAAGTTGAGTCACGCCCAAATTTTGTTTCCAGTGCCGACTTCAGCTCATCAGTCACGTTCTCAATGGTCAGGCTTGCCGATATCCGCCCGGTGATGGTGATCTTAAAGGGTAGTTTTCTGACCTCTTTATACGAGAATTTCTTGTTCAACTCATTCGGCACCTTCTTAAAGGCAGCCAGGATCATTTCTTCAAGCTCTGACTGGCTTTTGTTTGGATGCCATCCTGAAATAAATATCTTATTGATATTCCGAACATTATAAGCACCATCTAATTTCTCTTGCTGGCCTTCGCCCCATGCCTTTACCCAGGACAGTCCCGGGATGTTACGCACCAGAAAATACGTATAGTCCCCGCCCCATACGACCTGATCATCATAGGCAAGGTAATATTGTGCACGATTACGTGTGATCTCCGTTGTTTCGGCATCGGTACCTGCGGTTATGGGTGTCATTGTCTTAACTGAAATCAAATTAGCTAAATTAGCCGCAGAATCGACAGGCGTCAGATTTTGGCCAGCAACCAAGGTTATATCTCCGTTGGTGCACCATACCTTAAGTGTAATGGTCGAGCCTTCTGGCGGTATTTGCCCAATTAGCCCATCACCGAATCGAACCCCCAACTGCTCGGATGGTTTATAAAACTCAACGTAGACCTGGCTTTTACTACCAGCTAACCGGAACATAGTGCTGGAAGACCACTGCGTGGTCTTACCATCGGTCGTCACGAATACTTCCAGCTTATAGCAGACAGCAGTGAGAGCCTTTGATAACACGACTTCCAGAAATTCTTTGGCTGCCGTAACGGTATATGTCACCTCCTGGATTTCCAACTGTGCCACTTCTACCGTACCGGTGCCGTCAACCAACCTGCATACATCCATAGTTATGTAAGGGTACTGGTCGTCAGATATTAAAGGCATGTTTTTGGGGATTACCGCTGGAGCATCTTCACTTGTGGCGGTGATCTCAATCATCCCCGATGACGGTGTTGGCTTGGTACCAACGTAACTATTCGTTTCTGCCGCTGCCAGGATAGAGGAACGCCGCGTCGCGGTCGATATAAAGCCTTCAGCCAGCGCCGCATCGGCATACTGAAAGCACCTGTAGACAATCTGGGTAATAAACAATGTCAGCATCGAGACAAATTGAGAGCCGACAAACTTCGACCAGAATGAATCTTTCTCGACAAGCTCTTCAAACTCTGCACGAATACTGTCTTTAGTCGGTGTTGTTTTACTCATAGCACCACGTCCTGTGTGATAGTTATATCCCTGATACGAATGGATATTTTCAACTTATCAAAAGCATCTCCCTCGGCTACTGACAAGCCAGAAATCGGTATGTCAGGTAAATCTACCGTCAGTTTTTGCAACAGCATTGCCTCAACCGCAATTTGAACATGCGACAAGTTGGTCGGTTCGTGTTTAAACTGCGGTAAAACATTGCCCCATGACGGATCCCCGTATACCTCACCCTGATAAGTGTTTAGCCACTCATATAAACGAGCGCCCCAGGCCTCCTCCTGGGACTCATACGTTTTTACGCCGGATAACTCCAGCGTCAGCAAAGGATCAATTTCGTTATTGTTGGCCATCAATCAACTCTCGCGTAGTCATTCATCAACGGATCATCAATTGACAGTGGTACCGTGCGCATAACGCCCGGCTGAGGCGTGCTGACCTTTACGACAGTTCCCTGGCCTTTCGCCGAGTCTTTGGTGTGCTCTTCAATCCTGGCAAGCAATGAGGCCATCTGCGCAAACAGCCGCTTCGTTTCACCATCAAGTGAAACGGTATTATCAGCCAACTGCATTGTCGGCTTGGCACCGGAGCCGCCAAGGTCACTAATAACCTGTCCGTCTATCTGCATACGACCGGTTGGTTGCTGCAAATCGTTGGCGGCAGTCGTCACCTTGGACGTGGAGGCTGGTTCAGGCGCATTATTTTTCCGCATCCCCGGCGAGTTGCGGAGTTTATCGAATAGTCCATCAATCTCCATTTGTGCGCCGAGTTGGTCAAAGTAACTTGAGTTGTTGGCCACCGGAGGCGCCTCTTCAACTGGCATCGGAGTATCAACATACACATTGCCAGCTGCTGTTGCGGTCCCCTTCCCTCGTGCACGTTCTTCGAGCGTTCCCTGAACGACTTCCCGACGCATACCCCGGCCATTCATGAATTTGTTGACCAGATCGTTAACGCCAACAGCATTGCCGATTTTGTCTACCAGACCGCCTTTCTCAAACGGGCTATCACCAGGGGTAAATGCCAGGCCAGTAGACTGATCGATAACAGCGTTATCAGGCAGTGGTCCCCTCACTCCATATTGCGCCCCACCCTGTGCTCCTGCTCCAGGTGTATAGATTTCACCACCTAAATAGCGAGCACGATGAGTATTGACCTTGATCGCGTACTCACGGTTTTCTTTGGATAAGTCACCTGTGCCTTTTTTCCACTTATTGATAGTGCCAAACCCAGCGTTATATGCAGTGATGGCCTCGTTTAAGTCTCCATTGGCTTGCTTCAGATACTTGCTCATGAGAAGAGCCGCAGCTTCTGCCGATTTCACAGGATCAAACGATTCACCTTCAGCTAAGCCAGTCTCTTCACGAGCAATCCCCGTGAACTGAAACATTCCCAGAGCACCGGTTTGGGATTTTGCATACGGATTACCACCAGATTCAGTTGCAGCAATCGCGTAAAGAGTGCCTTCTGGAAGACCGTATTTATTCTCTAGTTCGGCAAAATACGGAGCCAACTTATCGAGATTTGCCTTACCTTCAGCGCCAAGACTTCCGACTTTTACATCTAAGTTGCCATTGTTGTAAGTATCCGCAGCTTTCTGAATGTCATTCCTGGTGCCAGTAGTATTAAGCGACGATGATGATGAGCTATTTTGACCAATAGCATTATCAATTTTCTGCAACGCGCTATTGCCCGTTTCTACGGCATTTGCATTGATAATCTGATTGGCAGTTTCTTTAACTGTTTTATTGCTATCTTTCGCCGTATCTAGGGATGCATTTACAACACGAGTGACAATATTAGCCTTTTTAGGGGTATATTCAGTCTTAGGAGCATTGTCCTCCTGACTTTCTTTAGCTGGTGTTTTTAATTCAGGTGTAACCTCTTTCGCATCCGCTTTGTTGACTAGCTTTGATGCAACCCAGGCCACAGGGGTGCTCTGAACAGCGGCATCTGCAACCTCACCTGAAAGCTCTTTTGCGGCACTCCATAGATTACTGCCAGCTTCTTTAATGTATTTCCCTGGGTTCTTAATGAAATCAATTGCACTATCAATTGCATCACTGAAAACCTGTTTCAGGTTATCGACAGTAAAGAAGTTTTTGATGGCGTCTAATTTTTCGTTCAGGTTCTTTGTTGTGTCACTGAACCATGCTGAAATAGCATCACCAATCTTTGCAGTATAATCACTAAATGTCGTGGATATAGTATCACCAAGGTTAGAAATATATGTTTCTAAATTGGTAATCCCACTATCAATGGCCTGGGCAATACTTTCCGTCGAAAATGATTGCAACATATTGCCGATATCCTCAAATCCAAGTGATTTGAGAACGCCGCCAATGGCACTGCTAATACCAGATACCAGTCCTCCCATATCGAGAACGTTAGCCAGTGTATAAGCCGCTTTTTGCTGAAAAGATGGATCTTCCCCATCCTTAAGCCCAAAGGTCCGACGTTGTGCTTCTGTATCATTCCAACCGGTTACCGCATCATAGATACCTCCAGCCACCGTGCCGACTAGCGGAATTGCGCGTAAAGCCCCCTTTGCAAGAGCCTTAACACCTAGTTTCCCCAATCCCTTAGTTGCAAGTTTTCCGGCACCGCGAGTAGCCAATTCGCCAGCTTCTTTGGCAGCAGCTTTTTTCCCACCAAAGCCCAATAAGCTTGCAACTTTTTTTATACCTAAAGCGCCTAGTGCCATCGAGCCAACTTTCTTTAGTACCCCACGGCCAAAAATAAGGGAAGCAATACCACCGGCCCCCTTCCCTAACAGGCTAAATAGTTTGGACAGCAAGCCGCCCTTCTTTTTCCCGGTGTTTTTGGCTATCTGATCAAGGGCGCTGAGAATCTTGTCATTGCCCTCTTTAATTTCGCTGGTCTGCTCCTGAAGTTCCTGAACCGTCCGTTTTTGGGTGTTAACCTGAACGACATCGGCACTATTTTGCGATTTACGCCTAAAAAAACCTTTTCTACGGCTGTTATCGTCATTGCCACGAATCACATCGGCAATAGACTTTCTGGCACCATTAAGCGATCCACCAACTTCTTTTGATATCCCGCCAAGCTCCTTCCCTGCTGCCCACAATGGACCAGCAACGGCATAACCTAACGCATCGACGGCACGAGTCTCTGAAGGGTTACCTATGCCTTCAGCTACTTTTGACAGTTTTTTTAATAAACCTGATTCAGCATTTAGACGCTCATCATCCTCTTTGCGCCTGGCCTTTTCAGCACGTTCAGCACGGGCATCTTCCGCTGCGGCCTTACTCCCTGACTTTCCAATAAAACGACCACGCGCATCGCGTTGGTTTTGGCTTTTTTGCGCACCGCCTTTTTGATCGAACATTTTGCGAGCGTGTTCGGCTGCTTCGGTCCGTTGTGCCTTTATATCCTCTGGTATAGCCTTCCTGCGTCGTTTTTTACCCTTTGGTGTAGTTGATTTGGCCTGCTGTTCCTGTTGAGCAATGCCCTCCTGAACTACACGAGAAACGTCCCCTAAATTAAGCCGTTTCATTGCATCAACAATAGGGTCTACTGATGGCGCATTGGCCACAAAGTCTGGCCGGGAATTTTCGATTGTTCGATTTAATGCCGACACACTGCGAGATACTGGGTCAACCGTTGCAACGCGTTCCCCTTTCAAATCACGATCGAGTTTGACCGTTTCTAACCGCTGTGCTTTAACATCCTCTGTTATTGCCTCTCTTCGTCTATTTGGGGGATTGTGCGCTGTTGGTGCAGCCTGCTGTTCACGGTTAGTGACTTTGTCCTCCCGTATACGAGAAACGTCCCCTAAATTAAGCCGTTTCATTGCGTCAACAATAGAGTCCACTGATGGCGCATTGGTCACAAAGTCAGGACGTGAATTTTCGATTGTGCGATTTAATGCCGACACACTGCGAGAGACAGGATCAACAGTTGCAACTCGTTCCCCTTTCAAATCTTCAACAGCTTCCCGAATACCTGCAAGCTCTTCCAGCTCTTTCGCGCTGGCGGTTTCAACTGTCCTTATAACATCGTCAATATTGGCGTTTTTTCTTTCCATGATCTTATCGCCTACCGTTTCGGTTTAAGTTTTTCTTCCAGTTTCTCCAACAGGAAAAACGCATAGGATTCAGTAAGCCTTTCAGCGTCCTGAATCGGTATACCCCCATACAAAACCAGGTTGGACACTAAGGTCTGATAGCTTTTCAATCCCCACCTGTGGAATGAAGTCGGTAGCCCGAAAGGGCACCCACAGACGGGTATATGCACCCTCTGTGGACTCCTTTTTATCCTGATTTGGGCATTTATGCGGCGGGAGACGAAGACGCATTTCACCTTTATCGATGTAGCACGGTAAACCATGTTCGAGCTTTTCATGAGCCAGTCGGATGTGTGCCGCCAGCTTCATAAATTCAGTATCAATGGCCATCCGTTTAATCGTTTCATAACGACGCTCAGCCTGATCTTCACGAGTACCGCTAACATCGTTATAAAGCTCACACTGATAAGCGAATTCCCAAAAACGCAAATCAACGATCGCTTCTTTGAATTCCGCGTCGTCTTCAGGTGGCAATGCTGCACGGCGCATCTCCAGCATTTCCATTGCCCAACCATCAAGCGGCACGATACGCCATTGATAAGGTACTCCCTCTACAGACACCTCAATATCGTCAATGAAAGGTTCCACTTCCAGGACCTGGATATCTTCAGCCAGAGCATTCATATCGCAATCGTAATAATGCTCTTTACCGCAATGTTTACAGGTGTAGGTGAATGTCTCGACCGGTGTTTCACGGGAGCCGGTAAATATCCACCATAACGCGGTAATCCGGTCCTGCGCCGTCCATGTCAGGGGATCATGTTTCGCGGGTTCAGCAAGCAAGGCTTTTAAATACGCCGTTGTCTGTTGTTCTTGTTCCTCCGGTGTTATCGAGTTGAAACGCATCGCATCAGCAATATTTGGCTGACGGAACTGGATCAATTCAGTTGGCCGCGATGGTAGCGGGAAAAGAGGTAAAAGCATCCTTGCTCCTTAATTCAAAGAGAAAAGCTAAAGCCCAGAAGGGAAGCCAAAGAACTTGAGGATTGGTTAAACGTGCTGTGCAATGCGAAGGTCATTGGGAATGACTTAAATTCAGTAACCTGATCTCGCGCATAGGTGACATCGCCGGTAGTGACCGGGAATACCGTCATCTCATTTTCCAGTTTGGTTAAGCCGGAAGACAGCAACCGATAAATACGCACATTGAGCAAATATTTAGACGGTATATTCCCGGTACCGTCCGGATTGATCACCCGACTTTTTGCCGTCTTAAACCAGTCCAAAACGAGGCCATCAACGGTATCCCTGACCATCATTGTTATCTGCCCAGGCGAACGCTCCGTTGGTTGAAGGATATTCCCTCCGCCGATTTTAATCGTTTCATATTCGATGCTGTAATCGTGGTAGGTAATGTCTTTGGCAAAGAAGTCTGCCCCCTCCAGTCCATCAACTTCGACAGAGAACTGCCATCCTTGCGCGAACAGCATTTTGTTCATGATGATTGACGTCAGCTTACCAACTTCCCGCTCACCAACGCCGGAGCCAAATAATGTCGTCGTTAATGCCGAAGATACATAAGACTTTACTGAAGCAACATTAAGCCCCATATCAGCCCCCTCACTTCAACATGGATGAGAAAAGAACAATCCCCGGGATAATTGCCCTTGTTGCGCTCATTTTCTCTTCCAGATCCAGCTTTCGCTGATACAGCGTGTTCTCGTCGGATAAATTGCTGGCATCGAGTTTCCCCGCGATAGATATTCTTCGCAGGCGATCAGTGTTAGGTATCGCGATTAACACTTCCAGATAGTCAGAAAGTAACCCAATGATTTCAGGTGGCACTTCCCCATTATCCAGATCCATATCACGTAAATTAGCCAGATATGACACATTCAGCGGGTATACCGCTCGATGAGTATCTTCAAGCTCGATATTCCCATCGTAAACATCGGAGTAGACAAGATCGCCGGTATGATCCGTAACCGATACGAGCGCAAGAAAATCAGCAGGGCAAGCAAGTGATTTACAGGTCTGATCAGTGAAGCGTATCCGCTTGATGTGTCCCGCCCTATCCTGGTAGGTTCCCAATGCTTTTCTTAGCAGGGATTCCAGTAAGGCAGGTTCATCCGCAATCAAAGGTGTGAAGCGGGATTTGACGTCTTCGAGTAATTGTCGTGGTGTCATTGAAACCTCGTAGAATCTAGTTTGTTAACAGATTCTACGAGTTGTCATTTGTGACAGTATGCTCGCAATCGTAGTGATTACTACCACCAACTGCTAGCTTTCTTCTCTCTAGCTTTTCCTTCGCTTTGCAGTAAATCTTTACTTCCTGTAGAAATATTTCTATTTGCATCAGCCTCAGACTGAATTACATCTGTCTTAGCTGCTCTCTCCTTCAACTCCTGCTCTATAAAATCGTTTTCTCGCTGGACACGAGCCGCTTTTGCTTGCAGTTCGAGCTTCATGCTTTCGAGTTGCAGCTTGCGAAGCTCATCCTCATAAGCTTGATCTCGCTTCTTGTCATTTGCTAGCTCGGCTTCT